TAAGTAAGAAATATAATTAATTTATGGCATCTCCAAAAACTATGCGAGCTATTGATCGCTTGCGTAAAGCTGCTAATCTACAAGCTACAAGAAAAGAAGTTACATTATCTGATGGTACTGTTTTTGAAATGTGGGTAACACCTCTTACATTAGCTGAAAAAGAAAGAGCACAAAGAATGGCAAAATCTGATGATGCTAATGAATTTGCTTTACGTCTACTTTTAACAAAAGCACAAGATGAAACAGGAGAAAAGTTATTTCAGTTAGGTGAAATAGATGTTCTTAAAAATGAAGTAAGAGATTCTGACTTACAAAAATTGATGTTAAGCATTATTCAGGAGGAAGAAGAGCAAATCGACCCAAAATCTTAAGTGCTGAACTGCGTAAAGATAATTTAATGATGTTGCAGTTTGGTATTGCTAAAGAGTTAGGTATGAGTCTTGCTGATGTAAGAAAAATGACATTAGAAGAAGTAATTGGTTGGAGTGCTTATTTTCAAGTTTTGAATGAAGATCAAGAGAAAGAAATGGAAAAAATTCGTAGACGCAGGTAGAATAAGAAAAAAATTAAAAGTTTGTGGCTGCTGGTAACGCAAAAATTAATGTTATTGTTGATGGCTTAAGACAAGTACAAGCTTTAGAGAAGTCTTTAAATAATATCTCTAGATTATCAGGAAAAATAAATGGAGTTGATAATGCTCCTAGGGTTGAACAAAAAGTACAAAAACTAAAAGAAGCTCAACGAGCTTCGATGATAAGAACTAGGAATATTGGAGATCAGATAGAAAGATTATCAGCACAAGGTTTAAATGTAGACAAAGCCAGAGCAGCTATTAAAAGAGCATCAGCAGCAGATTCTGCTAAAGAATTAATAAGAGCAAAAGCATATCAAGATGCAGCACAAAATATTTTAAGAACAGAACAAGAAATTACAAAAGAAAACAAGAGACAACAACAATTTAGATCAATAAGAGGAGGCTCTGGAGGTGGTGGCGGTGGTGGAATAATACGAGGAAATAAATTTGATAATAGAAGCAATTCAGCAGCATTAAGAAGCGGATTAATTTCTGGAGCGTTTCCATTGTTATTCGGACAAGGATTACTTGGAGGTGCTGCTGGTTTTGCTGGTGGTGCTATCGGAACGAAGATGGGTGGTCAAATGGGAGGTTTTGCAGGAGGTCTTGTTGCTACTGCTGTCCTTCAAGGTGTTACAAATTTAAAAGATAATTTAACTGAATTAGGGTCAGCACTTGATCCTGCTACTGCCAATGTTGCTGAAAGTATTGAAAAATTAAAAATTATTAATACGACAAGAGCAGCAGAAATTAAATTAATAGAAAAGACACAAGGTTCTCAGGCAGCATTAGCTGAAATACAAAAAGATGTAGCAAAAGTTATAGGTGAAGATGGAGTTAAAGAATTACAAAGATTTTCAGAGTCAATGAAAGGTGCTGGAGATGAAATTAATAAATTCCTTTTAAAATTAAAATCAGGTATAGCTGGTGTTGCAAATGATATTAATGATTTCTTTTCTGGTCGTGCTAAAGGTTTTAATGAATCATTAAAAGCATTAGGTGAAGATGATCCTTTAGTAAAAAGATTTAAAGATTTTCAAACCAGGGAAGCTGAATTTTTTGACAGGTCAACAGATCCAGATGCTCCTGGATTAGGTAGTTCCTTTTCTTCAACCGCAGCAGGTAAGGTAGAAAAGCAGTCACTTGAGAATGAAAGAAAGAGGTTAGAGTTTTCAATTCAAATGAAAGCAGCAAGAGAATCTACTCTTCGACTTGATAAAGAAATGGGTGTTCAATATAGAGATATTGTTGGTTCGTTAGAAAAACAATTAGAAACAGATAGACGTATTTTAGAAATTCAAAAGTCAGGTATAAATCCTGCTTTAGCAACACAATTAGTTGCAATAGAAGATGCAGCAAAAGTTAGATTAGATTCTCAATATGACAGATTAAATACTGTTAATGAAGAAATAAAGGCAGAGGAAGCATTAAATAAAGGAGTAACAGATAGACTTTTATTTTTAAGAAACGAAAGAGATGGACTTCTAAACAATTTGAACATAATAGAAACTACACTTGATAAAGAAAAGGACAGAATTATAGCTAACGATGAAATAAATAAAAAAATTAGAGAACAAATAGCAACTCAAAAAGAAATAGAATCAATTCTTGCTGGTGGTATGACTAATGCTGTTATGGGATTAATTGATGGATCTAAAACATTAGGACAGGTATTAGCAGATGTAGCAAAACAACTTGCAAGTATGTTCTTAAATAAAGCATTTAGTAGTATATTTAGTGGGCTGTTTAGTGGAGGTGGTGGAAGTAATTTGTCACCAGTTATGGTTGCAAAACAAGGAGCATTTAGTAGATCAGGTGGATTTAAAGCTTTTCAATATGGCGGTGTTGTAAATTCTCCTACCATGGGAATGGTTGGAGAAGGTGGCGAATCAGAGTATATTATACCAGCTTCTAAAATGTCTGGTGCAATGTCTAGATATTCAGCAGGTGCTAGAGGTGGTGCTGTAATTCCAGGCGGTAGCCATGAATCTGGTACGAGTGCAGGTGGATTTGGTAGTACTGTAGTTCAATACACTGGTCCTGTTCTCAACTTTAATGGAGATGATTACGTTCCAAAATCGGCTGTGCCTGACATAATTAATACTGCTGCAAAACGTGGTGGGGAAGCTGGACAGGCAAGAGCTTTTGCTACTTTAAAAAACTCTCGTAGCCAACGTGCCACATTAGGATTATGAGCGTTACCTATTTAACAACTTTTTTACACCTAACAAAAGTAAAAGATCCTAATTTTAATCGTTTCTTTCAAAACAGTGTAAGAGGAGATATGAATACTTTAACGGCAGCATCAAACTCAATTTTACATAACGGTAATAAACATACATTTTTACCTTTTATATATCAAGGTGCAGCAAAAACTAAATCAGGAGACAACTTAGAAGCACAATTAATACTTGCTAATAATGCTATTTCAATGAACCATATAAGAGATGCAATAGCAGAAAGACATAATATAAAAGTAGAAGTGTGTAAGATGAACAGTGATTTTACAGTAAATGAAATATTAACGGTAGAAAACTGGCTTGTGGCTTCCTTTGGTTACGATCAGCAGACAATCGAAGTCTTACTAAGCAGTGCAATAGATGCCGTTGGTACTACTGCTCCAAATAGAGTATTTACAACAGACCTTGTAGGTTTTTTACCTCGTACTGCAAATATACAAACGATATGAAACCACATCAACTTATTGGTTTACGTTATAGATTAGGTGCTGATCCTGTAAAGCATCATGCAGCAGATTGTCTTTCACTTGCAAGAACAGTTTTAAAATATTACGGTATCACATCTCCAGAACCTACAAGAGATTGGTATAAAAGAGTAAGAAAAAAAGATTTTGGAATATTTAAAGAAGAACTAGAAAAGTGGGGAAACGAGACAAAAGAGTTTAAAATAGGTACAGTAGCATTATGTAAATCTAATCTTGGATATGGACTTGCAGTTTATTGGAGAGATGGGTGGCTAAATTGCGGAGAGTCGATGGTTCGATGGAGCCCATTAGACAAATTGGACATAGAAAAATATTATTACCCTTCGAGCAAGAACTTTGTGAGCAGTTAGGTCTTAGTAAAGAAGAATACTTTAAATTTTTAGAATATACCTTAAGTCAAAATGGTAAAAGACCTAAAGAATATGACAATATTCCTTATGTTATTAATGGATTTGTTTCAGCAATAGTTTCTGCAATAGGTGCTAGTCAAGTTGCAACTCAACTAGTTATTGGTTTAGTTCTTACCCTTGTATCTTATTTTTTAACACCCAAACCAAAGCCTCCCAAAACTCCTCCTAGTCTTACTACAGCAGGACAACAGGGAACAAGAAGATTTGCACCACAAACAGGTTTTGATACAGCACAGGAGCTTGCAGAGCTAGGTGCTGTAATACCTCTTGTCTTTGCTAAATACAGAAAAATAAGTGGAGTTGATTCTGGTGGTATTCGTGTAAATACACAACTTTTATGGTCACAAATGAGAAGTCTTGGTAAAGGGCAACAGATTAAAGCAATATTTAATTTATCTTCAGGAGAACTTGGTCAAAAGCCTGATTTTAATGGATATGCAATAGGAGATATGTTATTAAAAAATTATTCAGAGGGTAAATTTAGACTTTTTTGGTATAACGGCAGTGGCGATGGGAAATTTAAAAATGGATTACATAAATATCCTCAAGGAAATCTAGAACGAGAAAAAGATAGAAATGGTAATGATTCTACAGACGATGTTGCATTGCCTTTAATTGATAGTGATTATACTGCTGGTTTTGTTGATAATACTTTTTGTGCATCTAGAACTCCTACTACACAAAATATTTTCGGTAATTACAATCCCGTACCAAACAGTATGAGGTTCATGCTTCCTTATGAATTAGTGCTTATACAAGATAATTTAGATGGAGATGTTAAGAATAAAACAATAATAAAAAGACGAAAAGTACAAACAAACTTTCCTAGATATCAAGCTATAGTTGGAGTTAACGGCCATATAGCTCTTGGTAATAAAAATGTTTCTAAAGATGATCTTATAACTTATCAAATATCAGATCACGATCCTAATGAAGAATATGATTTTAGTGATTGGAGTGCTGAAGATGTAGCATCTTCTGTTAATGCAGATAGAGAAAATACAGACGATACTTTAGCAATAGGAGAACAATATCTCATAGGAACTGCAAAAGGAATCTTAATAAACCATGATGACGGTATTTGGCAGGAAAACAAAATAAAACAATTTACTTTTAAAATTATTGAACCAGGAGAAGTACAAGTCAAACGTGTTATTGATGCTCATAATCCTTTTGAAACACTGCTAATTCAAAAATGTGCTATCGGAGTAATTACTAATAGCTATAAATGCCATACGACAGAAATTGGTATTAAATCTGTTGTAAATAAACAAATTACAGGATTTGCAAATGTAAACAGCCACCCTGGATATTGGCAGTATTATGGTGAACCTGATAATGCAGGTATTGATGGAGTTGTACATGATTATGAAAACAAAAATGGAAATATATCTTTAGGTCAAATGTCTAAATATGTAAAACGATATAGTTTTTTTAAGTTATATACAAGAACTGTAGGTGAAGATAATTGGACTGAAATTGGTAATAAACCATTTGCTGTTTTAGGTAGAACACCTCAACCTCAATATAATTTTATAAGAATTAATCATAGTAGTGATGAATTAAGAGAGTTTAAATTAGAGCCTTTTCCAGGAAACAAAATAAAAACAGATTATGTAGGTGAACAAATAAATCTTTTAACTGGTACAAGATTAGCTCATGTACAATCAGGTGACTTTAATATTTATTTCAATGGGCAATCAGGTTATGTTTTAACAGCATCTAGAGCCAGTAATCCCGAATGGTTTTTAGGAGAAATACCACAAGCTAATGATGCAAATCAAGGTAAAGTATTATCTTTTGATCGTTTTACCACTGGAACACCAAGAACTAAAGAAGAATATGTTGAGTTTGAAAGATCTTTAGATACAGACTCTGACAATAGAACATATGTATATCAACATTCACAAAGAGTTGCTACTGGTTATCCTAGACGAAGAACTGCCTTAACTTTTTATGTTGATGGTAGATCAAAGGGTAGATATGTTGATTCAAAAAGACCCTTTGGACCTTTTGCTCAAAATGATACCAGTTATAACGTTGTAAAAGATGGAATACGTTATCACCCTGGAGTAGGTATCATTGATGACGATGACGATTTTGATAATAAATATGAAATAGTAAAATCAAGATTACAGACTGTTAATACTGGTTTAGTTTCAGGTTATCCAAAAGAAGTTAATCCTTCAGGTGGTTCTGGAAATAATTTAAAATTAAGAGTTGAATTGTATGATAATGGTGCTAAAAAATGGGAAATTATAGATCAAGGCAGTGGATATAAAGAAGGAGACAAAGTTACTATACCTTTTGACTCTTTTGGTAATGAAGATGTCTTTTGTAGTGTAAACTTTGGAGTTTTTGTAACAGAGCCTTGGCCTCAAGGTCAAAACTTAAATCCTTTTGATGCAATCGCTGATTATATAAAGTTTGATGCAGAAAGACCTTCTCATTTAGATCAGCCAGAACATCAAATCACTTATGTGAATGAGTTAGTAAGAGCAAATAGTGCAGACGAAGATTTTTTACCTTACAGCCAATTATCTAATGTTGGTTTAAAAATGAATAGCAGTAAAGAATTTAATACCTTTTCTCAGCTATCTGTTTATGTAAAAAACGGTATTAAAGTAGAAAATCTAATAACTGGTAGTACAGAATCCTCAAATTTATTTCCTGATATTGCCTATCATTTATTAACTGATTCTATAAATGGTGCAGGTAACTTAATTGGAGCGACCCAAATAAATAAAAACGATATGAAAAAAGCTTCACAGTTTTGTGAGGCAAACAATTTTTATTGGGACGGAATTATTACGCAACAACAAAATATCAGAGAATTTATATATCAAAATGCACTTTTTTCCTTACTAGATTTCACCATAAAAGGAGGGCAATTTTCTTTAACACCAACAGTTCCTGTCAATTCAAATAATGAAATTGATCGTGACGTATTAGGAAAAAACTTAGTAAAAGCATTATTTACTGATGGTAATACAAGAAATCTTAAAGTAAGCTTCTTATCACCTGAAGAAAGACAGTTATTTCAAGCTAGAGTTTTATATCGTGAAGAGGTAGAAAATGGATTTGCTAAAACAGAAGTTTTAGATTTAAGACTTGGCGATAATTTGGGTGGTAGTGAAAATGATCCAAGAGAAATTTTTGATATGTCAAACTTTTGCACATCTGAATTTCATGCCAGAACATTTGCAGAATATGCTTTACTTATTAGAAAATTTGTAGATCATGGAATAAGTTTTGAAACAACTCCTGAATCTGCAATGTCTTTAGAACCTGGTGATCATATTAGATTCTTTTCTGAAATTACACATAATGACAGGTTTGAAAATGGTTATATATCTGCTGATGGAGTTATACAGTCTCAGGGTAATTCAAATCCTATAGGAGCTAATATTTTTTACTGGAGAGCTTTTAATGAAAATGGCAGTGATTTTGGCGATCCTAAAGAGGCTGTTTTAACTGCTACTAATGGTATAGCGTCAAGTAAATTTAGGAGTTCTGTTTTTACTGTTCAACAAACAAATACTTCTGATCGTATATATAAAGTAGAATCTATTACATACACAGATGAAGGCTTTGTACAATTAACAGCAACTCATCAACCTCTAAATGCAAATGGAAAATTATCTATTTTAGATTATGATCCAGATATATTTACTGATTTTCCTCAAACAAAGTAAATGGCAACATCTCGTAACTTTCCGAATATACAACCTTCCTCAAGAAGTTATACCCCTGGAGAGTACCCACAAACTGAATTTATAGCACAAAATGGTGCAAAGACTATTTTGAGATATGGTAATAAAAGAGTAAATTCAAAATTAACTTTAGGTTTTACAAATATTACTGATACACAGGCAAATGAACTTTTGGAATTTTATTACGAAATAAATGCTGATTACGATTATGCTTATTTTACATTTACAGATGCTTTTTCTGGTATTCAAAATTCACCGTTATATAACAGTATGTCTGAAAAAGACCCAAGTGGTGTAAGACTAAGGTATCGTTTTGATGGTCCTCCCACTATAACAAGTGTGAAAAATGGAATATCAAATGTACAATGTAAATTTGTCGCCTGCCTCGATGGGGATTAGAATGTATTTAAAATCAAAGTAAAACAATGTCTAAGTTTTATTCAGGTCAAGATGGTAAGTTATTTGTTGATGATGAAAGTGCTGCTATTGATAACGCGTCAGATCAAGTAGCAAAAGTTAGATCGTGGTCTTTTACAGTTAACACTGCGGTGCTTGAAACTGTATCATTAGGTGACCATGACAGAACGATCATACCTGGATTAACAAGTTTAACTGGATCAGCAAGTATTTATTATTATGCAGATAGTGCTGGTGCTTCTCAGAACTCTGGCGTTTTATCTTCAAAAATAATAGAGACTATTTTACCTACAGTTGGCAATCAGCCTATCAGCCAAGAAAGACAAAAAGTAAGAATGAGATTAGAGGTAGACCATTTTCATAAAATAGACATAGTGGCAGTGATTACATCTTTTGCTATGACTAATTCTGTAGGTGAAGTTATGGCAGCAGATATATCTTTTGAAGGCGATGGAATAGCTACACTCTCAAGCTTTTAATGTCTATATACTTTGGATCGACAGGGTTTATTGAATTAAAACGTGATGCCTTAAATTCTGAAATATCTACATCTATAAATCCTGCTGATATTAATACTACTAAAAAAAGATTTTCTGTTGAAAATATTAATGGTTCACTAATTACAGGCGATCAAGTTGAAATAGAAACTCAAGACGGAAGTAATTTAGAATTACTATCTGGTCATAATTTTCCCGATCTTCGTAAATATATTCATATTGATGATATGGGTGGCATCAAGTTATATGAAACTTTTGCTTCTGCTCTGGCTGGTGAAGTTGCAGATGCACTTACATTAACAGCACCATCTTCTACAAAAGATATATTAATACGCACTAGAAATACTAGATTTAGACCTATTGCAAAAATCACTGAATTTGAAATTACAACATCAAGAGATACTGTTGATATTACAAATTTAGGATCAGAATTTAGAAAACAATATGAAAATGGTCTTATATCAGGACAAGGAACAATACAAACAATATGGCAACATAGAAATTTTCAGAATGATACACCTGGGTTTGCAAGTCCAGAATTTGCTGTTTACCTAAGTCAATTATTGGTGCGTATGCAACAGGGAGCAGATTTTGAAGGTAGATTTTATGTTTATCACGATCCAAGTCAAACAACAAATAGCGTTTGGTATCAATCAATGTGCATTGTTACTAATGTTGCTATCAACGTACCTGCAAGTGGTGTAGTGGAAGCACGGATAGAGTTTATAACAAATGGTGAGATAAGATTACATAATGGAGTTCCACCATCATTCTTGTTATTAGAAAATAGTGATAAAATATTGCAAGAGGACGGAGATGGTATTTTACTTGAAGATCCTTAAAATAAGATTTATGATGTACTTAAAAGTGACTTGACATGGCTGATCTACAGATTACACAATTACCAGAATTAGGTTTAGCCCAGCTACAAGCAACAGATCCGATTGCGGTTGCTGATGTCAGTGCCACAGAAACAAAGAAAATAACTGCAAAAAACTTAGTACAAGGTGCTTTTGGTTTAGTTGATGCAGCATCAATACCAGCTACAGCACTTAGTTATCCTTTAACAGCAGGTCAAATTGTTACTGCAACTTTAGCCGATAATGCTGTCACTAATGTAAAAATTACAGATGCAACAATAACTGGGGCAAAATTAGTAAATGATACGATTACAGCTACACAGATTGCAGCAAATGCTATTACTGCAAGTGAGCTTGCAAATAATGCTGTAGATACAGCAGCAATATTGAATTTAAATGTAACAACAGATAAAATAGCAAACTTAGCAGTGACAACTGGAAAGATAGCTGATAGTGCTGTTACTTTTGCCAAAACTAACTTTAGTGATGGTGATATTCCTGGAGTAAAACTAACTGCTGCTTCTGTAACTGCAACTCAAATTGCTAATGATGCTGTTACGGCAAATGAGTTGGCAGACAATGCTGTAGATACTGCTGCTATTGCTAATAATGCTGTAACAGGTGCAAAGATTGGTCTTGACACAATTACTGCTGATAACATAGCTACTAATGCTGTAGGAGCCTCAGAACTTGCTGACAATGCAGTAGATACTGCTGCTATAGCAACAAATGCTGTTACCACTGCTAAAATTACAAACTTAAATATAACTACAGATAAATTAGCTGCTAATGCTGTTACTGCTGCCAAAATTGCTAATGATACTATTACTGCAACACAAATTGCTGCAAACGCCATAACTGCTAGTGAATTAGCTGATAGTGCTGTTGATACGGCTGCTATATTAAATTCTGCTGTTACTGACGCAAAGATAGCATCGGGAATTGCAGGTACAAAAATAACAGATGGAACTATAACAGCAGCTAAATTAAATACGTCTAATATTGATAGGTCATTAAATGTAGCATCAGGTAATTTAGGGATAAATAATGCGGTAGCAGGTGGAGCATCTGCAAGAAATGGTATTACATATAATAATGAAGGACTTATAACATCTACAGCAGCATTAGTTGCAAGTGATATTCCAGAAGCTACAGCATCAGCAGTTGGAGGTGTAAGTGTACCATCAGCAGGTGGTTTAGCTGTTACAGCAGCAGGTGCATTATCTATAAACAACACAATTACGGGTACAACAACTTCAGGAATTACTTTTAATAGTAAAGGTTTGATAACAGGAACAACTGCTCTTATAGGATCCGATTTACCAGCGGCCACTGCAACTGCTCTTGGTGCAATTACAGTTCCAACAGGTTCTGCTCCTTTAGCTTTGTCTGGTTCTGGAGTTTTATCCATAGGAACATCAGGAGTTACAGCAGGTACACACACAAAAGTTACTGTTAATGATCAAGGTTTTGTTACTGCTGGTACAACTCTTGCTGCTACCGACATTCCTGACCTTGCAACATCAAAAATAACAACTGGTACATTTGGTACAAATTTCTTAGCTAATGATTCCATAACTATGGATAAGTTAGCAAACTTATCTACTGGTTTCATTCAGGAAGCATCACCTGACATATCTAACCTACCCACTGGTATTTTCTGGTTACAGGAATCTACAGGCCAATTAAGAATATTTAACGGTAACAGTTTCTTCTCTGTTGGTTTTGGTAGGTTAGCAGAAGAAAACCTTAGATTCTGCGGAACATTTAATGCTAGTAACGGAACAATAGTTACCCTTACAGCTTTTGGAACTTCAGCAGGGTTTACTGTAACTAATGCAATTCCAGCAGGTACATCAACATTAACTGGTGCTTATTTTGTTTGTGTTACCCCTGGAAATGGAACGGCAGTTGTACCAAATACCAGTTTTGATGCAGGTGATTGGTGCTTATGTGTAGGACCAGATAATTGGGATAGAATTGATACTTTATCTGGACCTGGTAGTGTATCCAGCTTAGATGACTTATCCGATGTTTCATTAAGCAGCCCTACAACAGGTCAGATATTAGTACTACAAGCAAGTGGTTCTTTTGAAAATGTTTCTGTACTAAGTGGAGGAACTTACTAAATTGATGTATCCTTTAGTTAAGTCTAGGTAAACTATGTCGATTCAAATTAAATTAAAGAATAGTGTTGTACAGGACAGTACTCCTAGTACATCTGATTTACCTGCTGTTGGAGAAATAGCACTAAATGCAAATATAAATAGTATCGGTGGCTTTATGAGAGCCAGTAATAATACGATTGTAAAAATATTTGGACCAGGAAGTTTAACAACACCTACTGCTACAACTACAGTTTCAGGTATATCTGAACTTGCCACTAATGCTGAAACTACAACTGGAACAGCTACAAATAGAGTTGTAACCCCTGCTGGCTTAAATGCAGTAACAGTCGCAGAACGTACCACATCAAATAATAATTATGTAGCAAAAGCTGGAAGTACAATGACAGGAGTTTTAACAGCGACTGCTGGAAGTAACTCTGCTCCTGCTATAAATTTCGGAGATAGTGATAGTGGAATATTTGGTGGAACTAATACTGTTAGTTTAACTGCTGGAGGAACAACAAGATTAACTGCTGATACAGGAGTAAGTGTTGTTGGTACGTTAGCTGTTACAGGAGCGATAACATCTACAAGTGATTTGACTATCGCAGATAAGATAATTCATGCTGGGGATACAAATACTGCGGTAAGATTCCCTGCTGCTGATACTGTTTCTGTTGAAACAAATTCTCTTGAACGAGCAAGAATTAACAGTTCAGGTAAACTTCTTATTGGAACATCTACTGCAAGAGCTCATGGAGGAATAAATGGTTTAGTACAAATTGAAGGAACTTCTCTTATTACTTCTAGTATGAGTATTACTAGAAATTCTAACGATAATCAGCCTCCTTTTTTCGTTTTGTCTAAGACAAGAGGATCTTCTCTCGGAGGAACAACAGTTGTTCAAGATGATGATGTTTTAGGAGCTTTTAGATTTACAGCATCAGATGGAACAGATACAGCTAGTTTTGCGGCTGCAATTAAAGCTGAAGTAGATGGCACACCTGGATCTAATGATGTTCCTGGTCGTTTAGTATTTATGACAACGGCTGATGGTGCAGCTAGTCCGACAGAAAGACTAAGAATAGCCAGTGGGGGATTAGTAACAGTTGCTGGAGCACTGACAACTACTAACGGAGCTATTACTGCAAATGTAGGAACTAATAATCAGGTAATTATTGGAGGAGATGGATCTATTGAAATCAGTAGAAATGGCGGTGGTGCTTTTATTGATTTTAAAAACGATCCAAGCGAAGATCAAGATGCAAGAATACAAGAAAATAATGGCGGTTTTGATCTTTCTGGCAACGTAAATATCGGTAATGGCTGTGATGTAACTGGGCATATCACTGGAACTGGTGATCTAACCATTGACACCTCTACTCTTAAAGTTGATTCGACTAATAATCGAGTTGGTATTGGTATATCAAGTCCTGATGAAATTCTGCATATTAAAGGACCAACTGAAACAATAGGTTCAAGAGATGGTGTATTGCTACAACATTCCACCGCTTCTAATGCTGCTGATAATGGCCTTCCTCTTGTTTGGTCTGGATATATAAGTGCCAGTAATACAAATTATGGATTAGCAAGTATTTGCGGTAGAAAAGAAAATTCTACAGATAACAATGGTGCTGCCTATCTTCAATTTGGCACTGGAAGCAGTGCAGGTGCTATATCAGAACGTATGCGTATAGATTCTGCTGGAAATGTGGCTATAGGTACAACATCTGCAAGTCACCCACTCCATGTAAAAACAAGTAGTGTAAGTAACTCAAAAATATGTGTTGAATCAACAGGAAGTAACTCATATCCAGCCTTTAAAGTAACAAATGATGCTAGATCATATGAAATAGGAATAGATGGTTCAACAGATGGTCTACGTTTTTATGACGCAAATGCAGATGTAGAACGTATGCGTATAACTACTTTAGGGCGAGTCGGTATTGGAACTACCAATCCTGACCACAAATTAGATGTTGTTGGAAATATTGCAGCTAAATCTACTGACACTTTTGTAACTATAAGTGGAAGTGGTTCGATTGAAATGCGTAGAACTGGTGGTGCTTTTATTGATTTTTCTACTGCTACAGGTGAAGATCACGACTGTCGAATTAAACAAGAATCAGATGGTCTTGCATTTACAACTGGTGGAAATGGATCTGCTAATGAAAAAATGAGGATTACATCGGGTGGAGTTATAGAAATTAACAGAGGTTCCTCAACTGATGCAGCGATTGATATTAACACAACAGCCACTAGCGGAGCCACCAGATTTAGATTTAGGCAAAGCTCTGCTGATAAAGCACAAATAGCATATTCTCACGATAATAACCTCCTTGAATTGATTGGAATGAGTGGAAATGGAGTTGCATTTGTAACAAATGGATTTGGTAATGAAAGAATGAGAATTTTATCAGGTGGTGCAGTTGTTGTTGCTGGTACGACTGCATATAGTGATGGAACATTTGGTGAAGCAAAATTACAATTTAATACTAAATCTGGTAATCATATAGGTGCTTGTTCTGTTGCTGATACTACTAATAGTATTACTCACGTTTTATTTAAAAATCCAAATGGTGCTATCGCAAGTTTTGGAACTCACAATTCAGATTTTATAGCATTAACAGGAAATGCTGAGCGTCTGCGTATAGATAGCAATGGTGATGTTGGAATTGGAACTAATAACCCTGTAGCAAAATTAGATGTAGAAAGTCCGAATTTAGGAACAACAAGCGGAAATCAACAGGATTTGATAAGGATTAAAAGTCCTGATGTTCAAAACGATACAAGATACTTCTTTAGAAATTTCCGTTTTCAAGATGGAAATACTCATACTTCTTCAGAGTTAAGACTTATGAGAAAAGTTGATGTAACAGATATGGCTTATTTAGGACTTCGTGATGGTTCGATGACTTTTGGTTACGGCAGTTCTGAAAAAATGAGAATGAGGAGTGATGGTAATTTTGGAATAAATGTAACTAACCCTACGCAAAAACTTCATATAGCTGGAAATATTTTATTAGGAAGTGGTAATAATTTATATTTTGGTGATACTGGTACAAAAATAGATGGAACTGCTGGCAGCACTGGCCTTTCATTTATGACTGCTAGTGCATTAAGAATGTTTCTTGATGGAAGTGGTCGTCTTAAAATTAATACAAACACTACAACAGGACCTAAATTAATAGTCAACCAAGCAGGAAGTAATACTTTAAAAACATCAGGAAATATGACAAATGGATTCTTTCTTGGTATGGCTGGAACAGGATCAGCAGCTTTTAATATGGGTACAGATGGAACTGATACTAATTTCAACTCGGCTTTTGCGAATAACGCAGGTGTTGCAAGAGGTTATAAATTTAGAACAGGCGGTACTGTTCGTTTAACCATAGCTACAGATGGTACAGTAAGTGGTGATTTAAATGATACATCTGACGAAAAATTAAAGAAAAATATAGTTTCAATAGCAGATGGTGTAATAAATAAAATAAAACAATTAAGACCAGTTAATTTTGATTGGAAAGAAGAAGAAGATTCAAAAGGACATAGTGGTTTTATTGCTCAAGAAATAAAAACAATCATTCCAGACTTAGTTGGAGGAACTGAATATGATGAAAATACTGAATCTACTGGATATTCAGTTAATACATACGGATTAGTTGCATATTTAACAAAAGCATTACAGGAAACTATAAGTAAAGTAGAAATATTAGAAAATAAAGTTTCAACATTAGAGGGGGCGTAAGCCGTATTGCCGTTATACGTTCCAGCAGCTACACTTTAAAATAATTACAAAAATTTTATGTCAAAACTATCTGACAGATGTGAAGAGCGTAAAAACGAAGCACAAGCTCTTGCTGATAAATTTAACGCTGAAAAAGCAGAAATTGATAAGCTTAGAGGCGAAGCAAACCAAAGAGAAAAAGACAATGCTATTGTTTACGAACAATTTACGGTAAAAAATTCTCAATATGCAGAATTAGTTGCATTAGTACAAGAAGAAGAGGGTGTTGAAACTCCAAGCGAAGTCGTAGAATAAGGTTAAACTATTAGTAAGATTATTTTTTATCATGGCTGCAACTACTACCTGGGGATTAGCTAATGTTGATTATGACGTAAGCGATGGCTTTTGTCATACAGCACACTGGACAGTAACTAGAGTTGATGGAGATTATACTGCTTCATCTTATGGTTCTTCTGCATTAACAAAACCAGAATCATTAACAACTAGAACAGATTTAAAAACAGCAGATATTATTGCTGATGTAAAAGCAGTTCTTGGAACAGGTACAGTTACTGAAATTGAAAACAGCCTTGTTCTTGATATAAGCGAGCAAAAAACACCTACACAAGGAAGCTTCGTACCAGCTAGTTAGGTTTATCTGTTAATTGTCTTGTCATTAGCCCTGTTATTAAATATAAAGGGGCTATGGTGGGTAAAATTATTAACATTGATATAATAAGGCTATGACTTATTGCACGGAGGATAGCTTCTTTTACCATGTTAAATAAAATATCATCTATTTTGTCTATTTTATCATTCTTGATAAGCTTAACAACTATTGGTGCAGGGTATGCAACCTACAAATGGGTAAGCAGCCCACAGTTTGAAGCAATGATGATGGAAAAAGTTATGGACAGTGTAAATAAAATATTACCAAGTCAGATTGATAAAAAACTACCAAAAGTAACTGGACCAATAATTAAAATGAGTAATGATACAAGACAATTCTGGGATTACATTGAAAAGAGAAATAAAGAATATATAGAGTGGGAAACAGAAGGTAAATGGAAGCAATGAACTGTTGGCATTGCAAGACTGAACTGATTTGGGGTGGAGATCATAGTTTAGATGGCGAAGATTATCCATTAAGGTCTGGAGAGTACAGTATGGTAACTAATCTTTCCTGTCCAAAATGTAATTCTTTTGTAGAAGTGTACTTACCGAGAGATGCTTACGATTAATGATATTTGGATTCTTTAAAAAACTAATAAAATACTATATTGATAAACTTGTGTCTTGGCTAAGAGTAAAAAAACTACAACTTGAACTGGACAGTGAAATAAAAAAGTACCATGATAGTTTTGGAAAGAAAGAAGAACCTAAAATAAGAGAAGTTGGAAAGTTTGGAGAAGATGGCTGGTCTATTTCTATTGGGGATATAGATGACGAAAATACCAAAGATTGAAATAAAAGAGGTTTACGTTCCAAAAATAAGAACATGGGAAGTACAGCCCCCAATATTAGATTTAATTACTAAACCAGTTGTTGATATTCCAGCTTGTGTTGATGCTCATAGAAATAATCTAACAGGACTAATAAATGAAGATGAACTAGGCACATATCAAGCCTGTGGTACGTTTAATATTCCAAGTTTTGAACCACTTGAATATAACCCTGCAAATTTTACATATACTGCACCAGCAGAGCAACAAAAACAACAGCAAGAACAACCTCCGCAACAACAGCCTCAAATACCACAAAAGAAAAAAGATGAAAAGTTAGAAATCCCACCCTGTCCTAGTAACAAAGAGCAAAAAATCGGAGATTTTCGTAACGATAAAAAGTTGGAACGTGTTATTGGCTATGAAAGAGGGCAAAATGGGATTGAATGTATCACTTTGTATGAGGACGTACCGTTCATTTCCCAATACATTCCAAGTTTTAAGCAGTTTACTGGGGTTTTTAGTCTTGCTCTGGTCGGCTGTTCTGCTCCGATCATTCTTAATTTAGTAAAACCAATAGTTAAAAACGTGATAAAGAAACTGACAAAAAAGAAAGATAAGATAGAATAGTTATCCGTAGATAAGTTTAATACCCGTGACTTGTCTACTCTAATTTATGAGTGTGCGGTAATACTTGATTTTTAACTGGTTTAATTATTACATCTTCACATAATTTGTGGTAGATACTTGATTTTGCATATTCAATGCCTTGAATTTTAAGCTGTCCGCAATTTTTTAGCCTTGCGAGTTCATAGTTGAGGCGTTCTTTAGATAGTATTTGTGCTTGTATTTTTTCTTGGGTCGTAGCACTTTTCAAGCAAGCATCTTGAAATCTGTTATCTAGTGGAAAAGTAAAAGTCAACGCTGCTCCTACATTTAATCCTAGAGAATCTTTGTTACCGCTATAGTTTTCTTGATAATACAAAATGTCACCTGGGTTTATTAAATTGCCATCTTCATCAACACTTGGATCGTACACTGGTGTCATATAAGTGTAGTCCTGTGGTCGCTTTTGATTGAACGAGGTGGTAACAAATGGACTAAATGACATTTGTGGGCCTTGGCATCTAATACCATTGCCATAATGATTTTCTATCGTATTTCCTTGTAAAACCTGCGTTGCAAAATTAGAGACAGATCCACTAGCAGAAGCAGAGGGAGCAGCAGTGTTTGAGGTATTAGCAAACGCTGGACTCCCAAATAATAATCCTATTACTGCGAGAATATTGTAGTTGTATCTGTTACGCTTTGGGATTCTATAGTTCTCGTTACGTCTGTGACTGACTCTAAACCAGGTGGCGTATAAACTTCTGTAAATTGAAAAGCATCTCCTGGGTTTGTTATTGACCAATTTGGTTTCTCTCCTAAATCTAAACCTGTCCATGTATATGTCGTACCATTTATAGTTTCAGTGACAGTTGCATTTGGAGCAGATATAGTCGTTCCGTCATGTTCAATACCTGATCCTGTAACTGAATATGTGTACCCAGAATTATAGTTTGATGTTCGTATAGTCTCTGTAATATTTGTGGTAGTTTCTGTTCGGCTTGTGGAGCTACCCTGAGTGAAGTTAGGAACCACAGGCACAGCGTAGACAGGGCTAGATATAAGAAAAACAAACG